TTTTTCTTGTACGCGTCGTTTTTGTACTTTTTGAAACGCATCGTTTTTGTTAAGCGGCACGTCTGGTTTTTCCGGATTTAATTATTATAAAAAACGATATATAATGAAATACGGAACTGTGATAAGGTTGTTAACAGCGATCTGCGTGGTAATTATACAATTGACCGGATGCTCGCCAGATACGGAAGATATGAAAAGATCCCTCGCGGATATTCCTATCCGGATCGTGGCGGAAATGAACAAGGGCACCGGTGCTTCCCGGATGACGAAAGCCTCTGTGCGTTCAGGGGGGGAATGGAAGGAGAACTATATCGGTGCGGAGGAATACGAGAAAACCGTCAAACATGTCCTACTCTTCGCTTATAAGAACATCGGGACCTCTCCGGAGAAAATCATTTTCTATTATCCCCAAGGCACTGCCAATCCGCTGGCGGGTATAACCGGTATTGATCATTTTGAGATGAGAGAGATGGGAGGAAAAACCGTAGAGGACTCCGATATAGCCCTGGACCTGGAGCTGATGGGTGGTAATTATAATTTTATCTTATTGGTCAATTGCGAATCCGGACTGAAAAAGATCCGGGAAGAGCATATGATTCCGGATCCGAGACTGCTGACGGAGAAAACCGAGATTTTCACGTCCGACGATCTGCAAGGAGAAAACCGGAAGTATCTTCCCATGGTGGGCCAATGTAATTTTCACGTTCCGAACAATATGGGCGGCAATGACAGGGTAACCCTTTCACCTAGCATACTCCTGGAACGCACGCATGCCCGTGTCGAGTTTATCCTTACGACGGTTGATGACGCAGGAAACTACCTGTCTCCCTTGTTACCGCTTTCCAGAGTGACGAAACTCTCCTTGAATAATGAGACCAGCGGTTATTCCGTCCTGCCTTCCGCCGGGGAATATACCGCCACCGGTGGCGGTAACCCGGATATCAGGGGGGTGGACTACACGGGAGATCCCCTGTTGTTACCGGAAAGGCCCAGTTTTCACGAAGGTGCCAACGAGGGCTCCGGAGAATCCGCCTTTGTGGCCAAATGTAAAGGAAGGCTGCTCCCATATACGGGAGAGACACCTCGCTATATCTACGTGGCCCCGGGAGTCTACGGGAAAGAGGAAGCGCTGGCCTTGGTACTATCCATCGATTACCGGACGGGAGACCCCGATGAGACGTACAAGATCGAGCTCCATAACCCGGATCTTGGGCAAGATGACAAGGCATATTACAATATCCGTCGTAATACCATCTACCATGTCTTCTCCATGCTGAAAGGGACCAAGAACATGGAGTACGACGTTGTCATGGATGAATGGGAGGATACGGAGGTGGCCATCCCCTGGTAA